GGCTGAACCTTCCAGAAGTAATCTCCATATCGTTCATCAAAACGATCTTGTCCGTTGATCTGAAGACGACAACGATTTACGATATTATCGTAACTGAACGGTTGAGTATAGGCCTGTTGAGTAAAGTTTGCTTGAGTTGGGGGAAGAGAGCAATCTGTTTTACGAGCATCTTGGAACACCCAGATAAGTTCCTTCACGGGGTGGTTGAGTGTCAAATCCAAACGAGCAGAAGCAGTTGTGATCTGTTGCTGACCTTCATATTGAAGTTGATCAATCAAGTATTCGTGAGATTCCTGTGCGAAACGACGACGCTCATCCACATCCAAATAGATGTAGTCCATATAGAGAGCCATATCACGGAGAGGAGGAAGCTTGTTGGCTGCCGTTTGGAGATCAGAAGATGTAGCCGTTGCTCCTTGAACAAGGTTGATTGCATCTTCTAAGATAATGTTGAAACGAACTTCGTGGTATTGAAGTGCGATCAAGGGAAGAGCAAGACCAGGGTTTCTGCAGAACCAGAACTGAAGAGGAATATAAATATTTTGGTATCCTCCATTGCAGGTTTGGAAGCTCGATGTCGTTCCGCTGTATGCTCCACCTACCATTGAATCGAGTTTCATTGCTGTATCGAAGTCGGCCGTAAGAGTTTCCCAGAGGTAAAGCCATTCACCATAATGACGATCAATCACTTGACCACCAATCTCAACTTCAATCTGTTTCAAGAGAAGGTATCCTAGACGACGTTTGGCTCCAGCTGTCCAGTTTACATTGATAGAAGTAACACTTGTATCGGGTAATGAGACTTCTACATAAGTCTTCCAAATCAAATCGGCATTACGATTGACTACGGCAACAATGCGTTGTCCGTAGGTAGGCGCGCCTGTGAAGTTGACACGGAAAGCTTCAATAGCAAAGTTCGTGTGTCTCTTGTAGAGGATTTTCCAGAAGGTGATATGAGGATTGCCTGTGAGGTAGGCATCTTGAGCACCATAAGCTACGAGTTGTAATAGACCACCGCCCATTTGTCTTTACTAAATGAGAAAGGATATATTCTTTTCTACGAACCCAATAAGATGAGACGAAAAAGTCAGACAGCAAAGTTCTGTAGTTGTATCAAATCTGTCCGAAAGACATTGAAGGCAAGAAAGGGAAGCACCAAAGAACAAGGTGCGATTGCTGTGTGCGTAAAGAGTGTTTTACATACGAAAGGGAAGACCATTAAGAAATTCAAGTGTGGGAAGAAGATGCGAGTGTTGACCCAGAAACGGAAGTAAGGGCTTCACGAGAGGCCATTTGTTCAGCTTTCTTGCGAGTAGGTCCTACACCATAGGCAAGGTGTTTTCCAGATCCATCACACACAGCAACACGAATTTCATTGAGTTTCGTATCATTGGATAACATCACATAGGTAGGTGTGCATCCTAACTCTTTTTGACTGTATTTCTGAAACATATCCTTATAGTTTGTTGTCGCAGTCACGATTTCTTCAATATCCAAGTAGGCTTCCATCACAGCAATCACAAAGGCATAGACAATATTGAAACGATTCCCACAATCGGTCCAAAGAGCACCGATAAACGCCTCAAAGATATCTCCTAACTTTTTCAGATTGTTTCGTCCTGCGATTGCCGGACTTTCTTCGTTATGACGACTGATTACATAAAACTTGTGAAGACCGATTTGTTTGGAGAGTTGACCGATTCTTTCATTGTTCACCAACTCTTTTCGAGCATCGGTTAGAAATCCCTGTTTCTTCTCAGGATACTTCTTGCGAAGATATGTGGCAACACACACTCCTAAGACACTATCTCCTTCAAACTCCAAGCATTCATAGGATTCATCTTGAAGGGGCATCACTCCAGTTGGACACAGTGCGAGTTGCGCTGGGCGTCCATCAGGAGTTGTATATTCTGATCTGCGAACATAGGTTGTGTGAACCATTGCCGTTTGAAAGATGCGTGTGTTTTGAACTCTATAATGAGGCAATCCATGTTTTCGGAGAATGACTTGAATATCTTTTTCTGTGAAGTAGCGATTACACGAGTTGTAAGGACTATAGAGATCCATGATACAGGGGATTTTGTTGGAGGACAACATTCCGTTTTAAAAAATTGTGTCGCATTAAGTCATACTCTTGATGGTGAATACTGTACGAGGTATTGCTCTTGAAGCGATGAGGGTCAATCAGGTTATGTCGGCACAACTTACGCGAATTCGTTATGGTTTCTTGATGGAAAAAAACATACAAGAAGCCAAACAAACCGTTTTGGAACTTCAAAACATGCTCCGAGATATGGAGCAATCTGTACACAAACAACCTCCCTCTCCTTCACGCAATTTTATTCCTCTGAAGTAGCCATAGGTCTTAACTCAAATGTATAGTCATTCGCCACGAGTTTCGGTTCGTGTTTCCGAATGATTTCCTTCATCACATCAGGTCCGTGTTCGGGAAGGATTTCATTCAGGTATTCTTCAAGTTGTTTCTTGGAGAGCGACCAACCCTTCTTCCACTCACCTGGTTTTTTCACTGTAAACACAAGTTTGGATTGATTTAACTCAATCTTGTCTGGTAACTCTTGTTCATTGTACACTGCTGCTAAATCTAACTCCAAGGATTTCTTCGCATCTCGTAGTTCTCCTGCCTTCGTATTGAGTTCATTCAAGCGTTTTGTAACCTCCAAGTATCTCGCCATAACAGGTTTTAAGTTCTCCATTTTACTTGTCCACTGCCTTGTTTAAAAGTATCCGTTTTTGAACAAGGAAATGGATGCCGATGAAGTTGAAGCTCTACGAAAAGCCGTGAATGAAAGATACGCAAAATCAAATCCGATTGAGGGTGGAAAAGATCCCGAAGTCGTATGGAAAGATATTCAAAAGCGTCTTCACGAGAAATGTAAAACAGGTTCGGCAGAGTGTATTGTCGCAAGTCTGTTGAAAAGACCCAAAGCCCCTACTGAATGGGCACTGAACCGATATGAATGGTTATCGTCGGATGATATTGATGCCATCGAAAAGAACTATGTAGAGTTGTTTCCAGATTATTACTACGCAGGGTCTGTTCCTATCGATTTTGATTTGAAAGATGATGCGAATAAGTGTTTAGTGAGCACACTTTGTAATCTGAAGATTGCTGATTTATACAAAAAAGGAAAACAGAGATTTGGGATCGTCATCAATACAGATCCTCACGATGGACCTGGACAACATTGGGTGGCTGTCTTTTGTGATGTGCGTCCTGAACTGGAATATCCTCGCTTTACCTATTTTGACTCGTATGCGATGACCCCTGAACCTGAAATCAAACGGATTATGAAACGATGGAAGGAACAATGGGATGCAACGGGAGTTCACAAAAAGGGAATGAAGTTAAGTTTCAACAAGACGCGTCACCAATACAAAGATTCGGAATGTGGAATGTATTGTCTGTATTTTCACTATGCCTGTTTGATGAACTTACCGATGAATGAGCGTATTCCTGATGATGTGATTAACTCCTTTCGCAACCTTCTGTTTCGTATGCCCAAAATAGATTCGGACGACAAAGAATAATGAAGTGGATACTTGTGGTCCTATTATTAGCCTTTCTTGCGTATCTTGTGTCCGAAGAAATCGGAGGAGGAAAAGCTCCATCTTTGATGTCTCGCAAACGATTGTGTGATTATTACGCTGCAGGTTCGGTCTTTGAAGACATTCCTACAGCCTTAAAGAAGGGCATTCGTTTGATTGAACTTCATATCTATTCCGATGAACGAGATCAACCGGTTGTAGCAACACAACCTCAAAACAATGGACAAGATTTCGCACAGCAGAATATTTCGTTTGAGCAGTGCTGTATTGATATTGTGAACGATGCCTTCCCTTCCAAGGATCCTTTGATTTTATCCATTGTCCCTCATACTCACAAGACGATTGTTTGGGATCGTGTTGCCGAACATCTCACGAGCATTTTACGCAGTAAGTTAATCGTAGGAACACAGATTCAAGGAATTCCGATTGATAAACTTGCTGATAGTGTTGTTATTGTTTCAGGAGGTCCTATTCAGGGAACTCGATTTGAACACTTGGTCAACTTATCCTGGTCGTCTAGTGGAGTTCGTAGATTATCCTACAACGAAGCCCTTCATCCTCGCGACCCCGAAGAACTGAAACGATTCAATCGTGACTTTATTAGTATTGTCTCTCCCGACCCCGAATTTAAAAAATTGATGGTCAATCCCAATATGCCTTTAGCTTACGGATGCCAGTGGAATTTCTTCTTGAAAAACTCCACAGGATTCGTAGAAAAGCCCGAAGGTCTACAATAACTTCTCACGCGTTTAATAAAAATGGCAGAGACATCAACAACAGGAACAGCACCAGAGACAGCGCCAATGGCCGGTGGTAAACGCAGCAGATGGTTAGCTCATGTCAAAAAGACTATGAGAGCCCACAAGGGAAAGTCGCTCAAACAGGTATTGAAGATGGCCAAGAAGACCTACAAGGGTGGTGCATTATCCCCTGCTGATTACAACAACCAACCGGCTGTTGGTGGGCGCAGAACTCGCAAGTCACGCAGAGGTGGTCGCAAGCATTAAGTTTAGAGACTATCTAACATAAATAGATAATGGATAATCAACCCAAAACCAGAAAAGAAACCAAAAAGACAGCCAAAGAAAAGAAACAAGGCAAAGGAGTGTATTCTTCCAAACATGTTCGTCAAGTTCAGTCTAACAAATCCAAATGAGACACTCGGTAAGTTTTCCGATGATCTCTGTTTTTCGTATATCCTCCACCTTGAAGCTTTCTACAAGTTTTCCCATGGTAAGTCTTACGCGAGCAACCGCTCTTGTAATACGCAACATGATGAGCATATCCACGAAATGTTCGAATAGGAACATGGAGTGTCTCTGAGAGTTTCTTTAACAAACCATACATCCATTTCATATACGAAGTTCGTGACTTCAAATCCGGTTCATTTTCCGAAACATATTTCGCAAAGACCTTTCTCAGTTTCTCAAAGGGATATGCATCAGCAAGGTGATGAAGGAATTCTCGTTGAGTGGACATATCCTTCGGTTCGGGATCCTCAGGAAAGTTATACGCAATCGCAAAGAGGAAGTCGCGTCCCGGAACAGAGGTGGGTTTCATAGACATATACCTCTTTTTCACCTCTTCAAACGAAGGATCTTCACCGGGATCCACGACTGTAGGGTCTGTCTTGGCTTGAGTTCGGAGTTTGTGGTTCACCATATTATGGATCTCATATAACCACTTTCCTGGATCTCCTCGTAAGGGATGATCCTTTACAAACTGCGTCGTAGATTCACGACAAAAACGACAAGGGAGAACATCTTTCATATCGTTTAAAACATCGTCGGGGTGTTCTGAACGAAACGCAACTAAATGAAACAATTGCCACGCACTGGGGCCCCAGAAGCGAGTATCCATTGTGTATCTCCAAGATTATCCAAAAATAATGTTTCTATCTCAACAAACAAATGCTCGATACAAAGGATATCATCATCATTACTGCATCC